AACAATTTGAAGTTACCTAATTATGTGTACAATTTAATTTGAATACTGTGTTAGCAATTAATTTGGTAATCAACAATAAATGTAAGATGCGATTTCCTGTTGTTCTTTGGTTACAGTCGCATATCCATCTGCACCATTTCCATTTGCTCCAAACGTTAAATCAACTTCCACAGAGCCTTCTGCTTCAGATGAAATTGAGCATTCAGTCAAATATCCTTGGTAGTATTTGGCTTTAAACTTACCGACATTTGTTTCAGTTCCTTCTTCCGCTAGGTTTACTTCCCAACATTCGACTAATTCATCTGCCAACATAGCCTTTTCTAATTTATCAATGATTGCATCACCTTTTGGCATAATAGATGTCGATGTGATTTCAATTTCTGCCACTGATGGTGTACGAATAGTTCCATCTTTTGTAGCAGTTGTATCTGCATCTTTTGTAACGTTTCGTTCGTTTTCTGTTGGGAAAGCAATTGCACTAGCATTTTCTTTCTTTGAATCTTTTGCAACTCTGAAAAGATAAATAAGCTGCTTACCATTTACCGCTTCAATTACTTTATCTGCGAACATTTGTAAATCAAATTTCATTATTTTCTTCCTCCTGTAATCTTGAAATCCAACTCTAGAACACCATGCATCAATGGTGCCCCTGTACTAGAATCCGATAATATCCGTTGGTTGATATTTTGGATCATAAAAGCAAAATTGTTTGTATGGTTAATTTGTCTAGCCACTTTCTTAATGATTTGCATGATTTCAGACAATTCTCCACGCTTCCTAGGATTGTTGTGCCATACATCCACAACTTGCGTGATAGTGCCTAGAATCATTGTTTTATTTCCATAATCATCAACAAGTTGACTGCTACCGATATAAACATACGGATATGGTGTGCCTTCACTAGGAAGGAACGTATCATAAACGCTTACTCCTTTGCTCTTTAACTCTTTTTTTAATTGCACTAGTAATGTACTAAATAATTCCTGCTGCGAATCCATATCATCACCTACTTAACTAGCTTTTTCATATCTGACTTGAACATTGGCACTTGTTGTTTGAACGCAGGTCTAACAAATGGTTGTGCATCCATGAAACGTGTTCCAAATTCAACATAAGGTGCATAATGTGTTGTTGGCCCTTCTGCATATGTGAATCCACCATCACGTGTTTCACCTCTGATACTCTTTTTAGTTGTTCCTATTGTATAGTCCCCTTTAAATACCGCATTGCTAACAGTTTTACTTTGCAATTCTATACCGTTTTGTTTGACTACTGTTTTCACATCTTCCAAAGAACAATTCTTTTTTAGCTTCTTCTGCAGTTTGTCTAATCCTCTTATTTCAACTTTTGCCATTTATTGCACCTCAGACAGAATAAAAGACTCCTTTGTTCGGAGTCTCCTTGAATAATCAACTTTGTATTTCTTTGTACCGATTCGAATATGATCAAAAGGCTTTTGATAGATGTTCTGTATATGACAAGTAAGGCTACCTTGTCTGATTTGTCCGTATATCTGCATCATAGTTTGTGTTTTTGTATCCATTACGGAAGCCATTACCATTTCTTCTACAGGTGAACCATCTTCATAGTTGCCTGTGTTCTCGTTATAAGAACCTTGCACAAACCTTTGAAAGTAAATAGGTTTATCGTACCTCATAAGAACCGAACCTTTCCTTTATTTTGATTGGCTTGCTCATCTCTCCAGGATCGAATCTCAGAAGAGAAAGAAGAGAAGTCATCATCATTAAATGACATTGACTCCCCTTCAACTGAATGTGTTTGAACACCCTCAGAACCAATCCTATTAAAGCGTTTGATGGACACTTCAGTAATGATATATTCTAGTTCGTCAGGTATGATTTGGACGCTTAGAAGCGTTTTAAGTCGACTTTCCGTAAGTCTTACAATGGTATCTAGCTTTTCATCATCAGTTTGCAAACCAAGAAGCAGTTTTACATCATTTAATACGGTTGTTGTCGACATATTCAATCACCTATGCCTTTAAAACAACAACTACATCACCTTTTGATACTGCTTTGTAGTTTTTGTCACATTCTACGATTGTGCAGTGATTAGATGCTGCTGCTTTAATATCTGCTCCTTCTTCGAAGTTCTTCCAAGATTTTACATCTGCACCATATGCCACTGTTTCTTCAGAAGCTCCTACCTTATATTTGAATTTGTTATTCATAGATTGTAACTGTTCTGCAACTGCTACTTTTGTAGTTCCTGATTCTTCACCTTCAGAAGCAGTCAATGTTAAATCACGTAAAGTTTGGGTATCTGCTTCACCTACTGCAAAGTGTGCAATTGCATCTTGATATTCACACATTAAACGTAATCCCATGATTGCGAACATATCAGAAATAGCACGATCATAGTTTCCTTCTACATGGAATCCTAAGAAGCCAGTAGTGCTATCTGTAGTATATGAAAGTCCTGCTTTTACAAATTCAGAATCACTTGGATCTACGTAATATGCAATGATGTTGTTCATTGGAGTGGCTACTACTGTTTTTTCTGCTACTCGGTCTGTTAAGAATACAATATCTGCTCCTAAGAAGCTCTTAATGTATGTTAAACCGAATGTAGTCTGCATAGATACATTAGCTTCTCCTAAATAGCGGTAAGCATCCAATGTGTTGACGAATACGGCAATACCAGTAGTATTTCGTTTCATCTTCTGGAATTTGTGTTTAACATTACCGATTGCCATCGCAATTGCCATTTGCCAAGTTGCTTCATGTCCTACTAAGCTACCTGAGTTCAACTGTTTATATAAGCGATCAGTGATGTTATCTTGCAAATCAATACGGAATTGTTCATCTGTATCAGATACTGCAGCTTCGTATCCTTTTTCTGCAATTGCTTCAATAGATACGGCTTTGCGGAATTTCTCGATTCGAATTGTATCGAATACTTCTTCTTCAACTTTGTATTCGCTTAATGGAATAGATTCACCTTCTGCTACCTTTCCATCCTGTAATGTTCCTGTTACTTTCTTTGTTTTTAAAACAGAACCATTTGCTTTACGAATTGGGCGAATGATTCCTAATACATCCAATAAAGCTTGGATATTCTTTCCAAAACTAGTAACAAAATCAATTTCATGTGCTCTAACTTGGATGTTATCTACTCCTGTTAATCCTGTAGGTGCTGCAAACATTTGTAAGTTCATGCCTTTATAAATTTTTTTCATATGTTAGTTCTCCTTTTTCTATTACTGGAATAAATCCATATTTTCCGCAATCATGCGTTGTCTTTCCATTGGATCAGTGATATTCAAGATTGATTCACGAGTCACCCCTTTGTTTGAACCTCCACGTTTAGGACCGTTACCTTTCAGTTTTTCTTTAACTGCTTTATCTACTTCAGATTCAAACATCTTAACGAATGCATCAACCGCTTTCTTTGTTTTATCTGCATCTTGATCAACTAGAACAGATAAAAGGTCATCACCAACGTTAATATTGTGCTCTGTGCACATTTTGCGTGCTTCATTTGTCATTTCTGCGATTGCATTTTTTGCTTTCAATTCATCTAGCTCTTTTTGCACCTTGTCACGTTCTGCTTCTGCTCGTTCTTGTGCATTCATGTCCGCCAAACGTTTAGCTTCTGCTTTTTCTTTTTCTTGATCGGCTTTCCAACGTGCAAATCTTTTGTCAAGAATCGCATCCAAATCTTTATCTGAATATTTCTTTTCAGATGATTTGTCTTGTCCTTGGTTGTCTTGTCCTTGGTTGTCTTGTCCTTCAGTTGATTGAGTATTTGTTGATTGAGCACCCTCATTTTTACCTGAAGTTCCATCTGCAAAAAGTTGTAAGCAAAAAGGTAGTCTGTCATTGAATTTTTTCATATATATTTCCTCCTATTTTTCTGACTTTGCTTGTCATTTCCCATATCTTTTTAAGGCTTAAATGCTTGGCCTATAACCCATACAGTTTAACGACGTGAATGCTTGGTCTTGTTTGGAACTGTGAATATGTAGACTTTATAAGTCTTGGCTTTTCCACAAAAAATGCACCGTTGATTACGTACTTCAACGATGCACTCTAGCCATTGATCAAAATAAACTTTTTCAACACGCTCCAAATATTTGTGATTACACATCTCTCAATTCCACACATTCAGGATATGCTTCTTCTGTGCCTTTGCATCCAATTCTGAAGAAATTTATTGCTAATTCTCCAGCAAGGTCCAAATCCGAGATATACAACGTCTTGTAATTCTCGTCAGGGCTATCATATCTGCAAAATGCATCGGATGTCATGTCGATTGAATTGGCCAATGTCGCAAATAGTACTGAGATAGCGCTGCATACGATGTCTTTTCCTATCGGAGCGTAACGAGCATGGCCATGTACTTCAATCAAGCAATCACTTTCTGTCTGTTTAATCTTAATTTTTATCACATAGTATCACTCCCTTGCATAATAAAAGGCCACTCGTTTGAGTGACCTGATTTTTAGAATCCTGGAATAATGTCCTTAACATCTTTCAAAGTATTCTTAATTTTTTACATTCCAGGAATCCAATCTTTTACTTCCTTTAAAACGCTATAAACCTGTTTCATTTTTGAATTGTCTTGCAAATATTCGATGCCTTTCATAGTTATGTACATATCATCAATATTTAAAATTCTACCTGATTTTGTATTAACAATTTTTACACCTCTGACATAACCATTTTCAAATAATTCAGATATGATATCAGCATAATAGCTATAAGGAATTTTAAACCTTTTATAGTCAATATTTTCTTTTTTTACCAGTTTTCCTTCTTTTTTTGTTTCATATAACTCATAGAGGATTATATACACAATTTTAAAGAAATCATTATCAGCCATAGTAATTACCTCCGTTAAAGTGTTTTTTAAGCATCTTACTTGATTCTAATTAAAAAAGATAAAAACCGACTTATGCCGGTTATCTAAATCTGTCATCTAACGCCTCTTTAAGTTCTTTTCTAAAAGCGTTATATATTTTTTCTTCTTCTGGAGTTAGTTTTACACCATCACGTACAATAACATCATTGTTACTATATCTTACCTTATCCTTAATTTTCTTTGGCGGTATCATAAGCATAAAAGATCATCTCCATTTCTTTTTTACCAATTTCTTAATAGTTTTTGTTAATTGATTATCTATGTAACAAGAGTAAGCTCCAGCGATAGCTTCTGAACTATTGATTGTTGCCAAATAACTTATCTTCGACTCGATTATATCATTTGTATAAGGCAAATTACAATATTCTAATGCCTCTTTGAGAATTTCATCTGCATATTTACCGCTTTCGATTGCTTGCCAAGCGTCTTTTTTGTCATTTTCTTTCCGTATACAATGTTGATATTCCAAGAAATGTATATATTCGTGTTTCAGATAACCATATAATCCATCTTTAGGCGATAATGTATCTGGTGTATTTTGTAATACTTCATTTAAAACAGTTTCATTTTCAAAATATCTCGTATTAAGTTTTAATTTCATTTGAAACTTTTTATTAATAGACGCTCTGGCAATATCCTTACCTAAATCATCAAAAATTATTTCATTTATTTTTCCTTTTAATTCTGGCATCTCTTTAAATAACTTGTGCATAGTTGAATCTATTAATTTTGTTGTATTCAAAGAAATATTGCTGCTACCTTTAGTAGAAATGTTATATATATTTCCTTTTCGAATAGCTAATCCTCTTGAAAATTCTAATTGTATATATTCGTCAAACCTTAAACTGTGATCTCCATTTGCTAATCCATTTAGCCATTTTTCATACTCCTTACGGTCTGAATGTGGTGCCGTTGCACAATGACAATTCGGATGTAAAGGTGGAGCGTTTTCCCCTATTTCCATATCTTTAAGTTTAAAGACCTTGCCATCCATTTCTTTACACAACGGACACACATCTTTTAAGCTACAGGCAATATATTCATACTCATCTATTCCGTTAGCTTCGTAAGATTCTGCCTGTGCTTGCGTTTGAACTCGTGCAATTTCTGTTCGCAACAATCTTTCTGCATTGCATCTTGATACGTCGAATTTCTTTCGTATCTGAGGGATAAACTCTCTTGGATTCTTACCTTGAATCAATGCATTGGATAGAACACTGGATAAACTGTTTTTTAGCTGATCTTGATTGACCCAAATTCGTTCTGAAAAGGTTGCATTCTTAAAAGATGAATCTGCTACTGTTTTGGCCATCTTCGCATTATCAATCACAGTATCACCTAAGATAGAAGCATTACGTTTGATTTCTTCTAAATAGGCTCCTTCTAGCTTTTGACCAGTATAAGACTTCAATTCGTCATGGCCAGCCACAAGCTCTAATCCAATGTTTGCTTTTAAAAGCTCCAATCGGTTGATTTTCATCGCAAGATTATAAAGTCTCATCTGTTCATTAGCTTCATCTGAAAAGTTCTTTTCCTTTACGTACTTTTTAGCTTTTCTTTTATATGCCTCAATATCTATGTTTAAAACTCTTTTTTTAGCTTCTGCCATAGTGATGTTTTCTTTATTTGCATAGCGACTAAAAAAGGATTCGATTTCCTTTTCAACCGAATCCATCATATTTGCATATATTTCTTGTATCTCATCCGCATATTCCTGTTCATCTTTTAAGCGTTTCTTTTTCCATTCAAGCTCACGATCTCGCCAATATGTTTTACTGCTCATCGTTTTGTGAATCCTCATTATTTTGGAAGATTCGGTTTTCGGTTTCTACCATATCATTCTCATCTTCCTTTTTGATACGTTCCATTTCGGCATTTGTATCCTCAACTGCCGAGATAAACGACAACTGAGTTTCGTGAGACACGATTCCTGATAATTGTGCAGCAGTCTGTGCTTCTTCTAATAAGTTTGCAGGATAATTTTGTGTAAACTTGTATTCAACCTCAAGCCAGTCATTCTCAGAACGATGCGTGATCGCATTACTAAATAAGACACGATATCTACGATTCATTCCAGACGTGAACTTACGCTCTTTCGATTTTGCCAGGTTTGACATAGAAAGAAGCTTATATCTCAATGCAATACCTGATGACGTTCCAAAGTTCTCATCATTAATATTGGCAACCATTGAGTTTTGGAAGATTAAACGCTCTAATCTGTTGATTAGATTTTCCTGTGTTGCATCTGCATTTGGCTTTGACATGAAATCAACTACGATTCCATCACCACTTCCATCCATTGACTCAAAGTTAATTGTTCGATTATCACGAATGTGTACCAAATCTGAATCTTCTACTTTCGGACCTAAGATTTTTAAATAGGCATCTGCAAAGTAATCAACATCATTTGCTTTTTCTGACATTGCTTTGTTATAGGCATTGATCAAACTGTATGTAGATTCAAAAATAGACATACGCTCTTCATTCTCAATAAATTCGGTTGCAGGAATATCGTTGAATCCATGCTCTACGCCATTAAATATATGAATACCGCCTTTATCGTTGAACTCATACTTATATGTTTTGTCATAGATATACCCACGCATAACCTCGTCTACAATCTGATATGTTACGAAATATCTAGGCTTCTGAACTGTTGATTCATCATAAACCATGAAGCCTTCTCTTGGATCTAAATAGGTAATCCCTAGATTTCCATAATCATCATTGAAATACAATTCATATCCTTTTCCAAAAACACTACAAATCTTAGATAGTTCTGCATTGTTGTCGTCCTGATCATTGTATTTATCTAGCAAGTTGATATAATCATCAATTTCTTTTTTCTTAGAAGATACTTTGATAGGAACGCCAATAAAAAAACCGTTGAATGTATCAACAATGTATTTTGCAAAGTTGACCACCACACGGTTATCTGGTTTATAAGATTCTTTATCTTTTTGATGTAAGATCGGATAATCGCCAATATAGGCATCATATAGCTTTTTATACCTATCTGTTATTAACGATTTATGTTTTGTTATCAATCCATTCAACACTTCAATATTAATGATGTCTTTATCGTCAGATAGCTTAAATATCGTATCCGGTTTAATAATGTATGCGTTCATTAAATACCTCCTTTAAATGTCCTTAATTTAACTCGTCCAAATGTATATTTTTCAACTGCATAACGCATTGCATCCATTAAATGGTTAAAATCATCAATTGGACGATTTATTTTGTTTCCTAATCTATCTTCATCCCATGTATAGTTACCAATTTCAGTTATGAAATTAACACATCTAGGATGAATGATGATTTCGAAATCTTGAATATATTGAATCCCATGTGTGATGGAATCCTTTCCCTTTTGTGACTTTTCAACACGAAGACCATACCCCCTAAGTTCATCAATCGACTTAGGCTCTGCACAATCTGCCGTAAAAGATTTCTTTTGATAATGTGAGCTTTCAATCTCTTCATAAAGCTTTTTATTGGAAAGACCTTTTTTATAAATTTCATCCCAAACATAAATTTTTTTATTTTCTGTATCAATGAAACCTATAAAAACTGCAGCAGGGTCATTTGTATACCCAAAGTCAATACCATTTACAGAATCACAGTTGATGACCTGATCTAGTGTAAATTCTTCTTCTTTCCAATTCTCATAAACCAATCCATCAACAATACCCCAATTTCCAAGACCTGCAACTTGATATCGTCTAGGATTTTTCTCCTTCATGTTATCGAACAATCTTAAATCGGCTTCATCTAGCCATTCATTACACTTATAATTGGTTGTGATAGCCAATATATCAGGGTCATTCTCTGTATCAAAGAATCTTTTTTTAAGCCAGTGGTGTTCATTCCATGGGTTGAATGTAATCATCCACTGTTTCCAAAGATAAGGTGGTAACTCACCACGAATCGACTCATCCAATGTATCAAAGTCTTTTTCGCTCGTTATTTCATAAGCTTCTTCTAGCCATACCCAGCATAGAAACCCATAATCTACAGTAATGGAAGTGATTTTTAACGGATCATCTAGCCCTCTAAAGAGAATCTTTTGTCCAGTCGGAAGATAAGTTGCTTCTAAAGGAGAATATTTAAATTCCCATAAGTGTTCAACCTCTAATCTTCTTGTTGCCCATTTCAAATCCGTGAAACATGAATCTTTAAGTGTTCGATAAGTCTTACGCACAACTAATGTATTCGACTTATCATACTTCATCATGTTGTAGATAATTCGCAATGCAGTTGTTTTTGACTTCTTAGAAGCACGAGATCCTTTGCATGCAGCATAACGTCCTCTGAAGTTCCAATAGGATTTATATCCTTTTCCTACTATTTTAGGCAACTTGATAGATTTAGTCTTCAAGTTCATCCTCTCCTTCAAACTTAGGGACTACGATTTCTGTTTGAACTTTGTCTGTAAACAGTGAATATCTTTTTCCAAGTAATTCCGCAGCTTTATTTGCATCAGAAAGCTTTGCAGGAATCTCAACGATTTGAGGAACTTCTTCTTTGACCGTTTTTTTTCTTGGTTTTCCATCCCCTGTATCGACATACTCTGAATGTTCTTTTGTTACTGTGACAACAACAGATTCTTTCATTTCTCTTCGCATTACTTTTGTGAGGTATTCCATGACTTCTTGAACATCTGCCACATTGTTACTGTGCGCTTTCTCAAGACACTCATCCACATATTCTCTGATATGCGGTAAAGCTAATAACCTGGATGCATGCTTTGATGCATTATCTCGGCTCTTGCAATTCTTATAAACTTCCAAATAAGCATCCACTGCGTTCATCGTTATCAAATACTTCTCACAAAAAAGCTTTTGCTTTTCAGTCAACTTAGCCATAGAATTCCTCCTTTCATTATTTTGAAATTAAATATCTGTCTTAATGCCCTTTCCATCCTTTTCTTGGTGAGCCAGCTCCTCTTACCCACAATCGATCTACTTCTTTTGCTATTTGTCTTTTTAGACGACGTTGTTCTGAATCTTTATTAGCTAAATCTCGGCTTGTAAGCTTTTGTACTTTATAACCCATAGATTTTGCCCTAGAAGCTATATCGGATAAGGTCTTAGGAATTTCCCTACTTCCACTATCCGCAAATGATGCCCCAGAAAAAGAAAATACTTTCTTCCCTTTTTGCCTATACTCAAATACAGTTCCATCTCCTGTGGTAACAGTTAAACCAACTGTCCCCCCCGATTTACATATTGTCCTCTTCCACCCATATAATATTTCCTCCTTATTCATGTATAAAAAAAGCACCTTGAATTAACAAGATGCTTAGATAGCGTTCAAGATTTAAACTGATATTTTTTAACAAAACGAAAAGGTGCTCCGATTCGAACGGAGGTTTCCTCAGTGCATATCATAAAAAGATAAGCATACATCAAAGTGTAATTACCCCTATACGACTACCTTTTCTTATTTTTATTTAACCATAACCGTTTTACACGGTCAACCATTTGTCTCTCCTCTGTAGTCAACTTTGTTGCACCCTTTTTCCCATCACGCTCAGAATGATAATAGCCATGATGAGTATGTGGTTTCATATTTTGATGATCATGTGTTAAATCAATCTGTTTTGTACGTTTATTCGAATTGTCATAATAAGAAATTGATGAAATTTCATCTTTATCATTTACTGTGGCATATACTCGCCCTCTGGTCATTGTTTCCATTGGAGCTTTTGCATTACTAGCATTGGTTTGCTTTACAAATTTAATATTTCCGCTCTGATAAACTGTATTGTATTCGCTCCCATAAGGCTTTCCACTGTCACTGACACCGCTGCTTGCTCCTCTACCTCCCATGTTTTCTTGCCCTCTCTATGATTTTATTTTTATAATAAATAACTTTTGTGCCTTTGAAATCATGTTCAATAGATTGGCCATAAATTAGAATTGCAGTAGGCTTAAGTTTATCGATCATGTAATCTACACCATCTTTCCAAATTGATCTTGCATATTCATCCTTGATACATCCAATTGTTGAGATTGCTACAACTCCTCCTGGTTCTATACCATCAAAACAGAATGTGTATGTTTCTCTTTCTGCCCAGGAAACCGTTGGAATAACACATATTCCTTGACTCTGAAGATATTGCCCAATAAGTCTGCTTCTATAGATATTCCATACTTTCATAGCTCTAGGCATATCCATGTAAAGAGAAAAGTCTGGTGTAAGAACACAGTCATACTGTTTTAAAACATTCACATATCGTTCGGGAGTGTTCCAAATGCGCTCAAACTGATAATCATCAATAAACATATGAATTCCAAATTGATAATTCTTTGAAGAGATTGCTTCATTGAATCCAATTAACTCATTAGGAATATGAAGTGTCTTTTTAATAACAGGCATCTCAAATGGACCGTCTGTTTCATATGGATCATATAAATCTAGATTGTATTTTTTGATTGTTAGTTCTCTTCCTGGCATGGAACACCTCCTTTCTTGCATAAAAAAAGCCAAGACCTCTGTCTTGACATAATTTCTTATGATATTAGTTTACCACTTATTCAAGTACACAGTGTGCACCAATATAATAAAAGCCCATTTACCGGCTATATATATGGACTTATTCTTTATATATAATATTATTCTAATTAGATTGTATAGTTAATCTTGTTTGATTTCGGATCAACATAAAATCTAAAAGCTTTCTTACCGTAATCTTTTGCGTAATACGTTACGCCATCACGTGTAAAGTGAGTACAAAAAATAACTTTTTGTTGCTTCATATTACATTCCTCCTTTCACAATCTTGAAAGGAGCGTCGCAAAATGATATAATTCAATTGATCTATTGAAGAGTTTAGCCGCATTTTGTGTGCTCATCTCAAGATTTTAGAATCAAGTTGCAGCTTGATTCTTTTTTTATATTCAATGTTCAAAAAAAGCTGAACATTCAATATAGTCTATTTTTTAAAATTTTCAACTTGTATCTTTGCACATTGCCAAGATACTTTACAATTTTTCACGATATCATTTGCACTCATATTTTTTACTAAATCCATAGGAACTAAAAGCTCAGCTGCAAATGTATTTGCTTGCCATTCCGGGTTTATATAGAACGGAATTTCTTCGTTTGCTCTTGCAAAACGAATGTGATTCGCCGTATGGAAAAGGTAATGAAACAATTCATGCGCTAACGTGAATCTAGATCTCCCGTCTCCATTAATTGCTTTTTCGTAAACGTCTGACCGCACTACCATCTCATGAGTATCAGGATATGTTATAGCGTAATGTCCAGGTGTGATTTCATCTGGCTCAACAATACTCAGAGAAAATTCTTCATCAATTGTTGGCAACACAACATCAAGAAACTTAACTATCGGAAAACAATATCCCTTAATATTGAAAATTTTTCTAAGTCTTTTAGCAATTAATCGAATCTCATTTCTTGACAAACCATCCGCCTGGCACATTGTACTCATAAGCAACTAATCCTCCTTTAATACTTTTTCAATAGCTTTGATTTGATTCTCTGTTAATGAATCAAACTTTCGAGCAAAAGCATTGGCTAAGCCCGCTAAATCAGCATCTTTCCCAATCAGATTTATATTCACGTTCTGTTTAGATAAATCCGCTGCTTTTTCCAGATTTTCTATCTCATTCTGTGAAAGACTGTATAAAGAAGTTAATGAACTAATAAAAGATTTTGGAATTGCTTTTTTTCCATGCTCAATCGCAGATAAATACGATGATTTCACACCTAAACTATCCGCCATTGTTTTTAATAGTTCTCCTCGATCTAAACGAATTTTTCTGACTTCCTTCCCAAACGCTGTAAGCATAAAGCAGTCCTCCTATCATTTCTCTAATGCCCATAGATATTATCTCATAAAAAATTAATATGTCAACTTTTTAAAGTTATTATTTTAACTTTATATGGGTTAACTTTTTTTACACTAAATTGTGTATCTCATTTCTTATATGTTTCCATAACCCTTTTCTAGAATATCCATATTTATCGGCTACATCATATGTATTCATATTCCAGAAGTATAGATCAAACAAAATATTCTGGTCTCGCAAAGATAAAAGTTCTATCGCTTTACATTCATTCAAACGTCTACGATAATAGTTAATTTCTGCCACCTTTTGAGATTCTTCTTCCATCATTCCTAAAGGACTTGTATAAGAACCATGAAAGGTCGGCATAGGAGCATTGGATTTCTCCTGCTCCTTTGTCAACCTAATTGGATTATGACTCAGCCCTAACATTTTATGATTCAGAACTTCAAGTTCCTCATTTAATTCAATAATTCGATAGCAGCAATAATTAGCTGACTTCAAGTCATTCAACATTTGATTTACTTTTAATTTGTTCATTTTGTCCACCTACTTCTTCTTTGCGACAACTGACCCTCTGTGCCAAGATTCCTCACCACCGCGATATCTTCTCTCGTTCGCTTTTTCTTGGTGTTTCTTATACTCTTTTAGCCCAAAATTCTCACGTTCTAATTTGACGATGTAATTCGTAATTTGTTCTAAGCATGATTCCATAGAAATAAATCTGGTACTAAACCCTATCAGATCCCATATCTTTCTATCTAAACGAGCACATGCTTCTCTTACAAATTCATCATTCCACATCCTCGTCTAAAGGCTTTGCGTTATACACAAACGCTTTACATTGTTCACATTCTTTTATCGGTTCATCCGTTCTTGTATCGTTTAGTCCCCAACAAAATACTCTGTTGTCATTTGGTCCGTATTCGTAATATATAGCCTTTGATTTATAGCAATATGAATCCAACTTTTTCCCTCTCATAATTGCTCTACCTTGTAATTTCGTCATACTTCAACATCCTCATCTTGTGGCATTTGATAAATTTCTTTATATTCTTTTCCAAAATAATTCCTCGTACAATTTAATTCATCAATGCGAAACTGATGCTCAGTCATAATAGAAGTTTGTATTTCATCCAATACTTTTAAAGCTTTTTCTTTGGTTGAATAAGCACCTAGCTCACAATCACATCCATCAGTTGTTGCACCACATATCAAACAGTAATTGCCGTCATTAATAACACGCATAAAATTAATATTCACTAAAGTGTTTCTTCTCTGGCTCCTAATCCACATAACTTACTCCTTTATATTTTTTCTTAATTCTTTCACAAATCTTTTTAGCTCAAAATAAAGCAAAATTGGAAGTATAATCGGATAAAGGATTGTTGTTAACCAAAAATAATCATATGCTAGATAACTGATATCATTTACGATATATGAAATTATCATCCCAACCACAATATAAACTCCAAAAAGCATTACAATCTCGACTATAAACTCAATATCCATTAGTATCCCTCTTTTAACCTTTCCATGTTGATCGCATTCTTTCTCATATAAGCTGCATAGACTTCTTCCAGGCAGAACCCTAAGTGTTCGCTTAGTGCCAATAGATACATCAATCGACTATCTGCAAGATCAATAATGCGTGTCAATGCAGTTGCTATTCCAAGGCCGATATCCATTTGTACCATAGGCAAATAGCTGCGAGGGCTTTCTAGATTGCACTCGGAATCAGCCAAATAGTTTCTTTTCCCATAAAATAATTCGTAGATCAGGGCGAAGTGGAAGACATCTACCAACTCTTCCAGGACTTTATTTCTATTGACTGGTTCCTGAGACTTCTTCCACCAGCACCAATCACCTTTGAGTTCATGAGTGAATTCACCAATCTCATCGAGTGTGGCTAAGTCAATTTGTTCCTTTGAAATTGTAGTCAAACCATACTCTTTCATGATGGCCGAATTCAGCTCATCTTGTTTCTTTAGCATTGTCTCAATCATGCGTAGTTCTGAGTCTTTCATTACTTTTCCTCCTTGTTGTCTTTTCTTCTTTAAAACTTCGCCATTCTTCATCAGAAAGGCAAATCATCCGAAGCAATCTCAAGAGCATCTACTTCGGCTTGTTGAGTCAAGCTTTGCGCATATTGCACATTCGATTGACTGTAATTCTTTGTCTGAGTTCCATACGATTGATTCTGAGCGTAATTTTGAGTGCCATAGGTATTTGTAACTCCTAGAGTGTTTTGTTCGTTAAAATCATTTCTATGTGTCAAAAACTCTACATTCTCTGCAACGACTTCTGTAACATAAACTTTCTGCCCTTGCTGGTTGTCGTATGAGCGTGTATTGATTCGGCCTTCAATGCCTAGCTGATTACCTTTCTTCTGGTACAGTTGGATGTTGTCGGCCAGTTTGTTCCATGCAACGCAGTTGATGAAATCAGCATCTTGTGTTCCATCCTGGTTTTGTCTTCGATTAACCGCCAAGGTAAACGAACAGACACTTGTTCCGTTTGTTGTTTTTCTGAGTTCTGGATCACGTACTAAGCGACCAATCAGAACCACTCTGTTGATATCCTGCATAGACTCACGCTTTCAATCCGCAATCATTCGCGATTGCCTGCATAGATTCGGCCATCATCTGGCTGTTGATTACCAAATTAATTGCTAACACAGTATTCAAATTAAATTGTACACATAATTAGGTAACTTCAAATTGTTTA